TTGAAGCAGACGGATAACCTGATCTAACCTTCCCATTTCGGTGTTCGCACTAAACTCAGTCTGCCGTTGACCGAAGTTCAGATCAAACTCTCTCTGCCCCTCGTTGGCGAGGTTTTTCCATCGCTCACTCTCGTCCGCTTGAGCGAGGCGACCGGTCGAAGCGGTGTATCCCTGAGGGGTGTAACCGCCAAGCCGATTATACGTATCCTCCTCCCTACGACTATCTCCACGGATCGCATCGGCTAGAGCGTTGACGTGTCCGGTATTCGCTGCGGTCTGCATTCCCGCCAACCAGTCCTTTTGCATGTCCGGTTGAGCGGTCACTCGCTTCTCATAACCGAGGAGATTCTGTAACTTCTGACCCTCGGCCATTGCTGCGGTGTGTTCGTTCTCCCATCCTTGTCGGGTGGTCCCTGCACCTTGGTCAGTGAAACCGTGCAAGAACTGCCCCAGGTTCAACATTCCATCCTTCGTAGCGTTCGGATTACCGATGCCCGCGAAGAGATTACTCCACATCGAAGGGTTCGACGCGCCGGTCATCGCAGACGCCGTAGGAGCGGCAGCTTGCACACCATTCGCGGCCATCATCGACGCCATTTCCGTTCCTGCTTCCGCACCTCCCGCCGCACCGGCAGCGGTAGCCGTTCCGCCTAACATTCCACCTAGAAAAGCCATATTAGTTTCCTCGAAGAACAAGTTTTCCAGACAAAGACCACCCGGCCAACCAAGCATGACAATACGGAGCAAACAGGTATCCCAGTTTGCTAGTCGTATCCCCATACCTACTGGCTCCATAGCGTAAGAACGGTTTGACAATCACCACATTTACCGCCTTCTTGACCCAGGAGTGACGTTCCATCAAAGGAACCAAGATGGAGGACATCCATCGGTAACCAGCCTTCCTGGCGGGAGTTAACAACTCCTTCCGAGCCTTGTTGACATACCACGGCAGTCCTCCATTCAGAGCGGACAAGAAGATAAAGCAACAGCTTAGTCCACCCTCCCCCTGAACAAAAGAACGATTTTCCGTGCCTTTACCGGTAAGATCGTCAGTGGTAGTCGACTTACGAGACCCAAGCATATTCGAAGCAAGTTGCAAAAGACCGATATTAGTTCCTTTCTGCATCTCGCCCGTCCGAGCGCCTTCGATACTCTGAGCAGTGCGTCCAGCAGCCTGTCCAGCCAACGAGCCCTGCGCCTGGAGTTGGAGACCCCTTCTCGCGTTCTCAATGAGATTGAGAAGTTGCGAGGCTTGAAAAACCTGACCCGCATCTTGTTGTTGGGCATTACGAACCTCCGTTCCGCGTTCCTGACCGAGGCGGGTGGCCATTTCAGCCTGTGCGATCGCAGGCCTCGCCGTCCCACCACGGACCATTGAAGGACCACTTTGCACTTGCGCCATCGCCGTGCCGGCTCGATTCTTGAACGACTCTGCCGTTTGGTCTTCGAACTGACTCGAATAAGGATTCCTACCTGCGATTGTCCGGAGGGTGGCCGCACCGTCAAACGAAGTTGGAGAAAGCCCTAGGATTGTGTCCAATGAAGCCTTCGAGGGAACCGCATTAGGATCTTGAGAGACTAAGGAATGTAACAACGACCCGATCCCGCCGGACAAGGCTGAGTTAGGTGCGGCGCTCTGGGCGTTCGAGGAGAGCAACGACATGATCGAAGAGGGCAGAGAATAACTCGCCTCTTGTTGTGTCGTTCCTTGACGTTGAAAAGCCGAATCGGTGTTAGAAACACCACCACTCACCTTAAGAGCGACCACCCCTTCCGAGTGTGGATACAGGTCTTTCTCAGCCTGCACGATCCGCTTTGCGGCTTCTAGACAAACTTCAAACTCAATCATACTAGTTCCTTTCTAAAGACCAGACAAGCTCTTCGGAAACCCCACTTCTTCTCGAACAACCGTATGGCCGCTCCGTTGATGCGACGAGAACAGGCTTGGAGATCGCAGTATCCCTGAGACCTCGCCCAACTCTCGGCATTGGTTAAAAGCTCAACTGTAGTTGTCGGACATTTTCCATTCGAGTAAACAGCGTATACCACCGCGCTCTTACGACAATAAGGCTCGGTGTTATTCAAGATGATCCCATACCCGAGGGGCTTGTCGTTCTTCGAGGTGAGGACTCCAACTCCACCATTCGTAGGATGGCACGAAATCGCGTGGAGGACCATCTGGAAGAACTGAAGTGGCTCCATATCCCCACGAGCGCCGTGAGGATCGTTCAAACTATTCAGTCCCTCCAACAGGAAGGGCCACCACTTCTGGGCGTCTTGAAGATTTGCTAACCAAAAGAATTTATTTCCAGTTATCATAGTTCTCCTGAGGCACGGATGTTTTCTTCGTATCCAGCAAATACTGCTCGACGAACACTTCCCCCGGTTTGGTAACTCACCACCGCATCGTTGTCGATCTCGCCTTGACCGTTGATGACTTCTCCAGAGATTGCGTCGAGAAGGACTAGATTCGCAGGAACCACCGTTCCGTCGATTCGAGTGAAAAGTCCTCCCACGAGGAGGCGCTTCTTGTCCGGCAAGAGAACCGCACAAAGCGGTCGTCCTGCATACAAAAGGGCAGCAAACTCCGTTCCGGAGATCAAGGAACCGTCCGCTTGACGAAACTCGAAGAGATGGTTGATGAAATCGTTGTCTAACGATCCATCATACTTCATCTTGAAGAGCGGAAAATACCGAAATGAAGAGTGCGTAATCGGTTGACCACTGATCGATAAGGTTTGTGTTGAACACATTGACGTTAGGGAAACTCCCTTATACGAGGAGACCAGCCCCGTCACGAATAACCCCACACCGTTCTCGATACGACCATACATGGAAGATTCATACTGAGAAGGGACTGTGCAAAGCGGTTCTGGCACGACCGTTGAGGAATACATCGTGTCCGAACCGGAAGCTACAACTCCGTTCTTATTCCACTTTGTCGGATCATACTCTCCATTCGAAGTGTCCCAGCAATACGTCCATCTCGAGGGATCACCGTTCCAGAAAACCATCCCTACCTGGCTGCCAGGGGCGTTATTTCCCCATTTACCGTGGTAGTCGTCAACTCCGTATTCTTTCGTGGCGACGATCGGGCTGGTGTAAAGCAATTCCTTCGCCATACGGTAAGGGAGGTCGGCGAGTCCGTATTTATCATCGCCGGAAACCTGAATTTCCCACTTACTCGCTACGACGAAGCCTTCGTCTAGAACGAACTTATCACTCACCACCTGGAAAACGTGCATCAGTGCACCTTGTTTGTTAATCGGACTGAAGATGCTTGACAAGGTGTCGCTGTAGATCATGTTTACTCCACTTGCCAGGTCCTGGTGGATGAACATTAGATCCCCGTTAGGGAAAACCTTCACGTCGACAAAGCCAGGTTCAACCCCAGGGAATGGCGCAGAAGAGTCGATCCCGTGGATCTTCGTTCCGTTCGTCTGATTCGTCAGCATGAGCGAACTCTGCGTTGCACCTGCGTGAGTTTTTGTGATACTCACGACAAGTCGTCCGGTAGTATGCAAATCGAACGCCATCAGGGAGTAGCGTTGAGTGGCAGTCGCATGGTTATAACTAAACGGTGGCAAAAACGAGGTGTCGATCACTCCCGTGAGGGACATCTTCAGCAACGGAGGAGCGATATAGGCGGACGACTCAAGAGCAGAGCCAAAAACGTTCGAGGTGAGTCCAAAATTCGCACTCGTTTTCGTTGCTTTCGAGAATATTGTATACGTTCTCGACGCTCCTACGAAGACTGCGGTATCCGTCACCGCGATTTGAGTCGGGACCGGGTAAACCCCATTGATATAGAACGAAACTGGAGCGAAAGAGGTGTCCCTCGTTCCGTCCGTATTCAAACGGATTAATCCTGCTGGACAAGAAACGCCGTTGTATTTGTCAAAATACCCACCGACATATACTTTCCCTGCCGCATCCACCGCGAGAGCAGTTACCGGACCGTTGAATCCCAACGGAAGGAATCCCGTTGGAGGAGTGTAGGTAACAGTCGTCGGAGAGGTGATCCCGGTGAATAGAAACTTCTGCCGCCAAACGTTCCCGCTCCGCCTCGGTCCAGAGAACATCGCTTTCGGCCAGTTGTTCTCGGCTACGACCTGACCGGCTTTTATAAACTCTGGCGTTTCTTCAAGAGAGTTGCGAACCGCTGTCCACACCTCCACTCGAGCCAGGTTCGAATCTTCCTTCACCGAGGCGTGGATCGCTTCTGACTCGATCTCCTTCTTTTGTAAAGTCGAACCATAGTGCATGTCTCCCGTCTCGAGATAGGGATCAACTCGGGTAAGGCACTCGGCAAGGGTGTTTGAATCGGTCTCTTCCTTTAGGAGACGTCCATTGCGGAAGCCAAACAACTTCGGAAGGGTCTCTTTGTAAGTGTAACTAAACGCTTCTTCCGTGGAGGTGTTCGCCGCTGCGCCCTTGGTGCTAGAACTAACCGCAGCCACTCTCACCGAGGGGAGAAAACAGTGAACGTCTTCGACAGGTGCGATATACCAGGTGTTCTCCTCGTAATTAAAGACGATCTCCATATCGAACCTGGAGGAGGTGCTATCTTTCGAGACGAATAACCAGTGCACTTCGGTCTCGATCGGATCGATATACGCTGTTGTTTTATTCCGCTCAGAGGGAACGGTAGAAAGCAGCGAGAAGAAGTATGCACCAACGGTCTTACCAATCTCGACTGCTTGTTGTCCGTCAAAGGAGAAGAACGTCTGAAGAGTCTCGTCCACGAAGAAACACCGAGAATCATTCCCCACCATGCTGTAGGGGAAAGAGTTTCCTTTGTCCTTCACAACCGGATCGCCCACCCGCATGACAGTGGGGAGACCGACATACATCATCGGAGCGATATAGGTAGGAGTGAAGAAGAACAGCGCCTCGCCGATACGCTTTAAGCCGGTTAAGCCGACTCCGCCGCAATCGCCTCGACCGTAGTCCGCAAAATCATAGCTATCCGCTTCGTTCTTTCCATTTGGTTCGAAGACAGTGAAATCATACAACGATGACCATCGAGCCACCGTTGGTTCGTTCACTCCTTTATACGATCCTCCTGCCACCACGAGGTGTTCGAAGAAAACTTCTACATACTTTCCGGTCGGAACATTCTCTCCGAGGTCTCGAACCTGAGTGCCGTCGGTATACATCACCTTGTTTAACGGATTGGTGAAGTATAGATATTCGTTATACAAACAAGTCCCCCATCGAAAGAACGACGAAGAAGCGGTCAATCCACTCTGGAGTGGCCGGAATCCGCTCGAGTCGAACGCGTAAACCGCTCGGTCCGTCATCGCGATGGGAATGACTAAACCACCTTCGGCGGGCACCGCGTGAAGATTCTTTACCGCACGAGAGTGATAAGTCGAAATCGCGGAGTGGATCGTTCGTCGCGGGACCTGGCGAAGATAACCGTCTTTGTTCCGCATTCCGAACTGGATTCGCCACTTGGACTGATCGATCAGGTTAGGACGGTTCTGACCGTCCATACCGAACGTCTTCTCGTGAAGCTTCTTCTCGTATGCCATAATTAAGAGATTTTTACGATCTCGACCAGCGAATGGAAGGTGTCGTCACCCCCGGTATTGATGTCCAGTCCAAGACCGTTCGTAGCAGCGATTTCGGTCCAGTGTTGGATATAATACTCCTTCGGAGAGCCCACCGAAGCGCCGGTGACTGCTAAGACACCGACCAACTCCGCTCTTGTCATCGTTCCTGGAGAGCTTGCCGAACAGGCCCCTTGTATCATCGTGGCGGGCGTGGCTGAAGTGTCTCGCAAGCGGATCTTGTGCAAACCGCAAGAGAATCCAGGCACGCTGGCTCGGATAAGGTATGAACCGTCTGAGGTGAACTGGAGCTTATTCCCAGTCACCTTCATGAAGTCAACCGAACCAGTTTGTAACGACCACGAACCTCGATCGGTGGTAGAAGTCCACCCACCTGCTACCGAAGCGGGGGAGTCTCCCAGTGGGGAAGTCTCCGCGTATAGCGCATACGTCGCGGCAGTGGCTGCAGTGCCCGTGATGGTGAAAGTCAACGTAGGATCTCCCGAAGGTTCGGAATAAGCGATCGATACCGCTCCTTGCACCTTCACCGCTTTCGCCACCCCACTCGCATTTCCGGCGATAAGCCGTCCGGAAGTGCACGCCAACGCAGCGGTGTCGATCCCTTTGTCTACGACTTTACCGTTGAGCACCAACGAATTTGCCATCTTCGCCGCGGTGATGGCGAGGTCTTGCACCTTGGTGGTGCTCACCGAATTGGCAGCGAGAACGCGTTCTATCACGGCAGAATCAGCTAGTTCGACATCGGTCACCGCCAGGTCCGCAATCTTCGCGGTGGTCACCGCTCCGTCCTCCAGCAGGGAGGAGTCGACAAATCCGGTTGCGAACTTACCACGCCCGGTCGAGTCGGCTGAGAACAATGAGTTGACGATCTTATCTAACGCGCTAAGCGCATCGGTGGCCAGTTCGTCGTTAGTAATACACCCATCCGCGAGCATGGCCGTTGCGATGGTGACATCCTTCAAGGTGCCATCATCGTTGAAAGACTGCCCTAGGAAAGACCTGAGGAAGGCTTTTAACTGTCTAATCGCATCGTCATTCTCGGAGATAGGAGCACCGGAGGCAGGTTTCGACGCGTCAAGCTGAGAAAGAAGTCTTAAAGCTGGATAGGAGGCCATATCACTGGAGATTGAAATCGCTGGTTACATTCTTGAGCATCATGGTATCACACGAGATCAGCGCCTCCCATGCGTCCTTCATAGCGGCAGTCGAGACTTGAACTTGCTCGCTGTCCTTCAGGAAGAGATTTAACTCCACCACACCCCGGAACAAGATGAAGGACTCTCCATAGGTGAGGAAGAAATCGGTGTCTGCGTCGCTCGCATAAGTATCCGCCCAGACCACCGCATCACAGTGGAGGTCGAAGGTGTCAGACCCTCCCGAGATCTCCACATCGGCAGGACGGAGATAGATCATATCTCCGTGGCGGACCAGACTATAAGTAGACAGCGTCAACGGAGAGTATGCTTGGCGCGTTGCAGAGTCGCTCATGATCCGGCCAAAGTGTTCACTCAACCTTCGACGGTGCTGAGAACGCATTGTGTTCTCGATGGGGACCAACACATTCGTAGACGACCCCTGGACGGGAACCGGCAAGAACGCCGCCTCGATCGCTTTGACCGAGACGGGTTCCGTAGTGCCATATCTAACAGCGGTCGATAGCAAAGCACCATTCGCTATCGACATTGAGGGAATAGTCACAGCACAGCGACAAACTTCGAAGTCATGCTTCTGTTGCGCATACGTGCGAGCTCGATACACAGCTTTCGACAATAAGTCGACGCCGTTAACAACAAACTCGCTCATATCCCGACGCATAAATGCGGCGAGTTGTGACTTCATGTCTCCAAAGGATGTAACTGGTGCGGCCATATCTATTCCTTGAGGTTATTCGCGGGCGTCTTTACCGCCGAGGGAGCCAGGAGACGTGCGAGAAGTGGAATACTCCTTCGTCTCGTTCGTCTCCTTCTGTGAGGAGGTTTCACGGCTCAGTCCGTCGAGCATATTGGTGCTCGAAACGTCTTTAGCCATCGAAGGCGTGATCGAGGCGTCACGCCAGTTCTTCTTGACTTGGTTTGGCATAGGTTACAGGTATCCTTTCACTACTAACCGGATGGTTCCGGTGACGTCGGCCGGGATACGGCTGGCGTCGGTTGCCTGAGTTAGGTCCACCAACAGGATAGCGGTCCCGGCATAGTTTGGAGTCGCCGTGTAAACCTTCGCGTCGGTGCTCAGAATCGCGTTAGTGCACTGTTCGATCTTCTTCAGTGCGAGAACAGAGGCCGGAATCAGGTTAGTGGTTCCGCCTTGACCGGTGAGGACGAGAGTCACTTGACGGCAGGAGAGTTCCTTTCCGGACATCCCCGCCTCAACCCATGCTCGGTTGATCGTGACTGCTGATTGTGCTAGGTTAGCCATAGGTTATGGGACGTAGTCTTGGACGTTCTGCAGATACAGGAAGGACTCGGGCATCCGCAGTTCCAGCCCGGCTTCCGTGAGCCACTCGTCAGTCCGTCCGTCGGCATCCCGAGCCTGACGATTCTTGAGCAGCTCGGTATCGGAATCGAGCAGCGGGCGGAACCGGAGGTTCTGAACGTCGCAGAACAGAGCGTTATACCGCAGAGCGTCGTTGATCGAGAACAACGGATGCGATTTGTAATAGATCGTCCCGAAGGGCGAAATGTGCTTCACCACGCTCATGCCGTAGGAGTCACTCGTGGGGAACCCGGCGTCGAGGCAGGACTTGCTCTTATAGAGCTGATTCATCACGCTCAGGAAGCCGGACCCGCAGAAGCAGATACGGTCACTCGAGACGTTGTTTCCGTAGCGGAAAATACGCTCGAGATACTTATCGTAACTCTTCTCGTTGATCGATCCCCCGACGTTCGCGATGATACGCTTGTTGTCGTCGGTATCTGCCGTTGCCGCCGAGTTGCCGTAAGTGGAACCCGCTTCCCAAAGGTTAAGGAAGTAGAGAATCCCACCCGTGGTGAACGTCGGCATTGCGTCGGTGCCACCGCCGGTGTTGTAAGCGGTCTTGTCGCCGAACAGGAAAGCGAACTCCATCTCTCGCATGTGGTTGAGAGAGTTTTCCTTCGCTTTGTCCTTGTAGGGACCGCTCTTGTCGAACTTGGCTCCAGCCTTCAGGGCCGTGCGGGAGAACGAGAACGGCGTCCGGAAGATTTGAGTGTAGTTCGTGATCGCCGTAGGCAGCGTCCAGATCTGTCCGCTCGGCATCGTGGCGAACTGGGCGTTCGCGGAACCGATGACGAGGACTTCTTTGCCGACGTTTTCGTTCGTCGTTCCGTTGTCGATCGTCGAAGTGGTGTTGATCGCGCGGAACTTGATGTGAGTCGCATCCACGATCGAGGTGACGATACCCTTCACCTCACCAGACGAGGCAGCAGAGTTCAGATCGACCTTGATCTTGATGACGTGGGAAACGCGGAACTTCTCCGAGGAGGCGACGCAGACCTGATATTCAGTGTCCTTCGTGATGGTGCCGGGATCACCGAGATCCGTGCCGGCCGCCACGAGGAAAGGTCCTTTCGAGGTGCCCTGGGTGATCGTGAGAGTGCGCTGCTCATACAGTCGCTTCTCGTAGATCGTGAACGAGGGATCGTTCGTTTCCTCTGACGGGAGCATCGAGAGGAGCCCGATCAACGGAGCAGAGCCCGCTGGGTAGTTGTAAAACACGGACGAGCGGATGTTTGTCCACCGCTCAGAAGCGAATTGTTCCGTGCCGATTAGGCCAAGAATAGCCATATTGTTTCCTTATCCGAACAGTTCTTTGGCAACGGCCGCCCTCGAGGAGGTGCCTCCCCCGGACTTCTGGCCTCCGCCAGCACCGCCTTGCCCTCCGCCAGTGAGCGTGGGCATACGACGTTGATTCGCAACAGGGCGCTGTTGGGCCGTGTCTTCGGTGGCGTCGTCTCCATTCGGGAGTTCCACCTTAAGCGATTTAAGAACCGCTTGGGCCCGTGAATGCACTGCTGCAAAAGCTTCTTTCTTGGAGTTGAATTTAACCCCTTCCGCCTCCATAGCAGACTTGATTTGCTGCAACAGAGGGTCCATACCCTTATACTGAGGGTAAGATTTGTAGAACTCGTCCACCAGTTCCCGCTCCGCTTGCTGCCGGGCGAAGGACTTCACAAAGCCGAGGTCCCCCTCGATTTGTTTCGTCAATGCCTTGAGCTGACGTTGCATTTGGAGCTGTGCGATTTGAATCGCCTGACGAGTCGTTCCATCCGCCAACAGCATGAGGGCTTGTTTGCGATCCTCGGGTTTCTCACTCGAGAGGAGCGTCAACAAAGCATCATCAGGGTTGAACGGTTGGATCAACTTCGCTAACTTCTCTGGGGTGAGTTCATCATCGTCATCCGTTTGGGCAGGCGATTGTTTCCTCACGTCCTGAATCGCACCAGAGACGATAGCTTTAAGTTGATCCGGAGAGAGGCCGCTGATAACGTCCTTCCCCGTCTGCGCGTTGGTGTTATCCTGGGATTGAGAGTCGTTAGAATCTCCTCCCTGGTTATCACCATTTTGACCCTGGGCGGCATCTTCGGGTTGGTCGAAGAGATCCTGAGCGGTGTCGTTGTTGTTGTCTTGTGCCATACGATTAGTCCCGTTGTCTTAGTTCGAGGATGGTGTCTTGTCTAACTTTCTCGATGAAGCCCATCCAGAGTGTTGCACCGAGAAGTCTTTCCCGAGCGAGGACATCGCCGATGTCTGCCGGGTGTGAAATTGAAATGTCAGTGAGGAGCTTTTCACGGTTTGTTTGAAAGATCTCGACCAGAGCGGCATAGGCCGGGTTTTCAATCAGCGCCTCCAACAACTGGGCCTGTTCCTTCGCTGGGAGTGCCTTGTAGCGTTCCACCGGGGTTAGGATTTGCATTCATTTGTCCTTGTTGTGCCAACTGCAACAGCAATGCGGCTTGTTGGTTCTGTCCTTGCACCTTAAACCGCTCAGGGTGATTGATGTTACGAAGAATCAGCATCTCGTTAATGAGGGCATTGATATCGTAATTGAGAAGCACCATCACTTGGGGATTCTGGAGCAAAACGGTGACGAGGTCTTGAATCGTCTGGGCTTGGAAAATTCGTTCCGACGGAAGCGTTCCATCGAAGAATTTGATGTCGTAGTTACCGATTAGGTTGTCCTTCGAGATGGCGTTGAAGGAGTAGTAAGACATCGGATCAGTGGCCTGTCCAAGGACTCGGACGAAGGTTTGTTCATCCAAACCCTCTCGAAGGTTGGAGATCATCTGACGCGCCATCGGCATGAGTGCGCCCTTGAAGATCAACTGTGCGATTACCTTCAACCGACCCGCAGCGGCGCTTCCGACGTTTCGCGCCTCCGTGGCAGACCGGCGACCGGAGAAATACTGACCGAGCATGTTCTCACTAATCCCAGTAGTGGTCATGATCAGTTGTTGAAGCATCTGGGCATCATTGACGTGATTGCCAGTCACATCTGTGATATTAAGCTGCTTAAGCACACGATCAATGCCCTGCATCATTGCGCCGGACTTAACTCGAATAATCGGACTCCTGGAGAGAATATCTTCCGGGTTTACTACCGAGGTATCCGCAGCGAATTGGTTTTGAATCGTTCGTCGCACGCTGGAGATGTGCGAGTTGATAAACCAAGTGATCGTGCTCTGGAGTTGGTCGATCGTGTCAGCCAGACCGGGATTGTTAAGGGTGTGCAGATCTGGGCTGTATTCTTGGAGGACGTAGGTGAATTCCCCGTGCGCGTAGTTGAGAGGTTCGCACCGAATGATCCGAGCGTCGTTCGCGATCCAAACGAGGTATTTAACAGGATACTCCTC